GATGATGCATTACCTGCTGTTGGAGCAGATCCTCCTTGATATAAAGAAGTTCTAGTTGAACCATCAATTTGAGTAGTATTACTAAAATAAGCAGTTGTTCCTTGTGGTACAATTAAAACTGCTGTAGCAGATTCACCAGTATCTAAAAAAGTATCTAAACTTACAGTAGAATTACCTCTAAAGTTTACAGTCCAGTTTCCTGAGGCATTACTTGTAAAATTTTGTATAGCACCATTAATTAAATCATAATTTATAGTTCCTGTTGCTGCTGTTGCAGATGTATTTACAGTTTCGACTACTTCTTGGATTTTACCACCACCTTGAAAAGTTACTAATCCGTAACCATTAGGAGTAATTAATAAATCCGTATTAGTTCCTCCTGTTGCTGCAACATTAGGTGCAGTTCCTTGAATATTGATTGTATTAGAAGTTGCTATTAAATTAGTTCCAGTTACGTTTGCTGAACCAGTTAAAGTAGTTCCGGAGATTGCAGCTGATGCAACTACATTAGTTGCAACAATATTAGCATTTGAAGTAATAAAATTAGCACTTATATTTCCTAAATCTGTCATAACATCAAACATTCGAGATCCATCTGAATATATTAAAGATTTAGTTCCTTGAGTAACTGCAACTCCATTTGCAGCATGACCTGTATTACTAAATGTAAGTGTAAAAGAACCTGATGTATTATTAAATAACGTATATTGACTTTCTACAGCATCTGTAAATACTTGAATGTTTCCAGTTAATGCGCCTGTAAATTCTAATATAGCATTATGTACTTGATCATCTGTAGTAGAATCATCAGTGTTAGTTGTAGAATTATTAGAAGTTAATGTAACGTTAGCGTTACCTGCAACTGATACCGCTTGGTAACCTCTAATTGAAGAATCAAGTCTATTAAATACATAATTAACTAGATTACCCCAGTTTCCTGAGTTTTCACCAGAAGCTTGTCTTTCTATTTTTAATCTTGATGTAAACGTTGAAGCCATACGTATATATACTCTTAATTTTTATATTTGTAAATAATATTACTTTGTATGTTATTGTCTAGTGAATATTTGTCCATGTTTCTGTATTTGTACTAGTATCTATATTATCCCAAAATTTAAGTGTAGCAACGGTTGGAGTGATAGTTTGACCAGTTATAGTTAAAAAGTTATTAGAATTAGCTATCACATTTCCTAAAAAAGTAGTTACTCCATTACCAGTTAAAGAAAGAATTTGATCAGCTCTTATAGCTATCGTATTAGCTGTTACATTAGCTTGACTTCCTGTAATAGGAATAATATTATTTAATACTAAAGTAATATTTCCTAAATTCGCAGTTAATCCAAAACCTGTTATATCAACTAAATTAGCAGTTCCTGTTACAACATTTCCTAAAGATACATCTAAAGCTATTTCAGCACCAGTTTGAATTGTAATAGATCCACCAGCTTGTATTGAAATTGAACCTAATGAAGAAGTTAAAGATTGACCAGTTATAATTACATTTGCTTCATTTAATACAGTAATATTATTTACTGCTGTATTAATTAATTGACCAGTTATAACTATATTAGCACCTGCTGCTATAGTTACATTACTAATATTTGAATTTAATGCTGTTAAAGTTGAAATTGCAAAAACATTTCCATCACCTGTAAGAACTGCACCATGACCTATGTTCCAGGCGCCACTTGACCATTCATCGGCGTTCCAGTAACCACCAAAATCTACTTGTGTTTCTAATTGTTGACCAGTAATATTAGCAAGAGCATCTGGATCTGTATTCCATTCTCCACTATTCCAAGTGCCTCTACTCCAACCTACTTGTGCTGTTGGCATAGGAATTTACCTTCCTATGCTATACGAATTAATCCGTTAGTAGCATCAGCGTTAGGAAACTGTAGCTCGAAAGTTCCGTTTGTAGATGTCTTAACACCACCAAAATCTAAAACTGCAATTGCAGCATTACTTAAAGTATTATTATAAATTAAAGCAGCTTGTGCAGAAATAGTTGCATTAGCAAATGTAACATTATCAGCATCAAATATTGCTGTAGTTCCATCAGTAGTAATTGCAACATTAGTTAGTGTAGCTCCACCAGTTGTGTAATTAGTTCCAGAATTTGAAATTTCATTACTTGTAGTGTACGCTGTAGTGTTTTGATCTAATGAAGCAGAATTTGAATATAATGCACACTTTAGTGTAGCTGCTGCTAAATTAGATCCAGGTTTCATTAAGTCTTCCTTAAATGTAACCGTGATAGCTTGTGTAATTGCCATTTTTTATTGTCCTCCAGTTAAAGTGTTTTCTCCAAGTGGGCTACCAGGAAATTTGAAGTCCGTTCTTCTTCTTCTACGAGCTTCATTATTAATAGCAGTCACACTCTCAACATATTTTTTGTTGTAGATATTATAGTCTTCCATGTTCTTTGTAAAGATATTTGCTTCAGATAAACTACCATATAAAAGAGCATCTGGAGTATTAGTAGTATAGTAATTAGTCGTATTCGTATTAGATAATGGATTAATTCTACCTTGATATCCTAATTGCATAGTATAAGCTTGATTAGGTGTAGGAGCTAAATATAACGTATTATCATCAAAATTAGCAAAATATTTAGGTTGACCAGTAATACTTGTATTAGGCCAATATTCTTGTACAAATTCTAAAGGTTTAATTTCTAAAAAAGTAACATTTCCACTTACTATTATACTTGCATAATTAATAAGCATAGGTTCTATTGCAGATGGTAAAGTTACAAATCTATCTCCAGAATAAACGGATGAAGTAACATTTAAATTAAATCCTACTGGATCAATATCTCTTGATAATCTAAATTCTGTATTATTTATAAATGTGTCTAATTGATCTGTAAAATCAGTTCCATTATTTTCAGCCCAGAGTTGTATATCACTCTTTAGGCTTGAGTATGTCATTGGCATTTTTTTCTTCTCCTGGCATTACACCAAATTTAGACCATACATATCCTTTAAATGCATAAGTTCCCCAATGAGTAAGAGGACTTAATAAATCAGCGTATATTTTACCACCAATCTTTTGCCACATTCTACAAAAAGCATAGTCTTCACTTAGATATCTATTACTTTTTTCGTCAATAATACAGTCAAAAAATGCATAAGTATTTTTAGAAGTAAATCTATCAGTATTAATGATTTGATCACTTGTATATTTAAGATTAGGATAAGCTTTTATCATTTTATAAAAAACTTCTTTTTTAATACACATAAAGCCAGTTGCAGCATCTAATACTTCAACAAATCCATTTTTCATTTGTATATTTTTAGGATTCGTAAAATTTAAATTATATCCTAAAGCTTTTTGCTCCATATTTTCAAAATCTCCTTTTTTAGCAAGTTCTGTAACATGATTCCAGTCTACAGATTTTCTAGCATAAATACCACAAGCTATATCGTGGCCTGAATCTAGTAATCTCCATATATTTTTACCTTCAAAACCTATATCTGCATCTATAAACATTAAATGTGTAAATCTATCATATGGATCAGATTCACATAAATCTAAAAATTGTGCAACTAAAGTATTTCTAGCTCGTGTTACTAAACTTTCATTTCCCATAGTATTTAATACCATGTGAAAATCGTTTTTAACTGCTACTGATTGAGTTTGAAGAATTCCATGAAGATAACCTTCATTTAACATTCCGCCATAACAAGGAGTTGCAACTACTACTCCGTATTTTTTCTTTTTAAATTCATCGCTCATGGAGTGTTAACAATAACACTTCCTAGAGATGTTGTTAACAAATTTGTTGTAGCTTGTGCTACTCCTACCGCTAATACAGCTCCTGATGTATTAGGATATGTAATTTGTATTTGATCTGGAACACCACCTATGAGTGAATTTGGGACATTTAAACGTGCATTTTCTAAAGTTTCAGCATCAGTAAAATAAGTTAAATCAAGTTGTGGATGTTTTGGTTCGTATTCAGAATCATGTACAAATAGACCATTCCATTCAAATAACATTTCATTATGAGGAAATTCTAATCCACTTCTATCTGATATACTTCTTCCGTATTTTCCACTTGCAAATTTAGTATAAGGTGCTCTATGTGGTTTTTTTCCTCGTTCTCTATTTGAGTTTGCTTTCATTAATAAGCTCTCCCATAACCTGGTACTATTCGTGTAGTAGGTGTAGAGTCAGCAGCTTGTGCTCTTGAAAATGCTTCTTCATAATCTAATTTTAATTCAGCTCGTGTAGTTCCATCAATTGATGGTCTTTTTTTACTTAAAAAATAAGCTAGACCTGAACACATTGCCTCTATCCAACGTGATGGCACATCTACATTTTGATCTACTCCAGCAACAGTACTTGCAGTTACATCTTCTATTCTTCTAATTCTCCAATATCTCATAATATCAGTTGAGTTAATAGGTGTTGGATATAAAAATAAAACAGGTGTAGATAATCTTTGTAAAAAATATTGAGTAGGTAAAGATTGAGTTGATTTAACACCGATAGCTTCGTAATCTCCTAAAGCTAAACGTGTCATAAAATAATCAGTATCAGTTCCGCCTTCATTTCTACGAATACTTGCTTCAACAATATCAACAGTATCAGATGGTAAATTATATTGATTAGTTCCCTGTACTAATGATAAAGTTTCTAATTCTACAGTCCATTGATTATAACCACGATTGGCCCAATCACTAAACATTATATTTAAACTTCTTCTTGCGGTACGCACATCATAACCTAATATTGGATCACCTCCAATACGATCATATGCTTCCTGAATAACTTCAGTTACATTTAAATTAAATGTTGCTGTACCTGATAGTGCCATAAAGACCTACGCAAAAAATACAGTTAATGCTGCAACGTTAGCTAAATTAGCTTGTAGTTTAGTTTCAAATTTTACACCTTCATCTGGTAAACTAATAGATATAGGACCCGATGCAACACTTGCTGCTGTAGTGATACTAAATATAGTTACATTATTATCAGCAAATGTAACTGTTCCAGCATTAGCAGTTGGAGTTGCAATAAAAGCCTTTAATCTAGTAGGTCCGCCAAATAAATCAACATTTGATCCTGTAGTTGAAGTGCTATTTGCTTTTACATCTGAACCTGACATTTTATCTCCTTATACTAAGTTAAATTTTCTTAATTGTTCATATAGTAACGTAATTCTGTCTTTTTCGCTACTAGGTTTTTCAATAACACCTGATAAATACGATTTACCTATGGTATTAGTAAAATCTATTGGTTTAGAATTTAATGGATCAGAAGATATATCTAGTCTTCCTTCTCCTAATTTTTTTATACCTCCTCCAGTATCACTACTAAACTTATCTATTACTTTTGAAATATCTTTTAATCTTTTATCTAAATCATCTTCTTCTTCTTTAGCTTGTTTTTTAATTTCTTCTTCAGTATCAACAGGTTTAGTAATTAATGAATCTTCTCTTTCAGCTAAAATTTTTTCTTCATCAGATAATCCTTTCTCATATTCTTCTTTTACTTTCTTATAATCTTCAATTTTTTCATCAGTAGATTTTCCAAAATTTTTTAAAGCATCACCTGCTTCTTTTAGAAAGTCTAAATTAAAATCAAAAGCCATATTTTTAATGAGGGCCCGAAGGCCCTCTATAAATTATGTTACGTTATTATTTTGTACATATTGAACAGTTACAATGGCTTCGCCAGTTGTACCGTCACCATCTGTACCAGTAAATACAGCAACAACATTACTATCACTTGTTCCAACATCACTAAAAGAAGCAACGATAGCAGCATTTACTGCTGAAGTTCTTCCTGTAACTTTTGCATTAGATGAAGCAATATATGCAGTAGCATTTGCATCAGTTCCTACTGAAACTGTAGCAGCATTCGTATCATTAGCAACAACAATTACATCTAAAAATACATTCACGATTTGTGAATTAGCAGGAATTACTCCTACTTGTGTATTTGCAGTAGCACCTGACAATGTAACTGATTTAGATTGAATCATTTGTACAAAACCTGTATTTTGTACATTTTCTCCAATCGTTGTACCGGTAGTTTCTTTAATCGTTCCCGCTTTAATCGGTCCCGAAAATGTAGTTGTACCCATAGTCTATACCTCCAGTATAGTCTGCTTTCGCAGTCGTTTGAGTTAAATACTAGGCGTATTGCTACGCCTAGTATAGATTAGTTATTAAGCAGCTCCTTCTGAACCGTAGATAGCTCTCCAGTCTGTAAAACCAAAAGAGTATCTTTCTCTAACTTTGTATCTCAAGTTACCAGTTTCAAAATCGCCTTCAACAGCTTTTTTGATTGGTGCTCTTACAAAGTGTTTCATTCCATCTGGGCAATCAGTCATAATGAAATATGCATCAGGATCAGTTAATCGCTGGTTAACAGCAACTCCGCCTGGAATCATACCCATATTCTTCATTGCATTGATGTCATTGTCAGCAGTCGCAGGTCTTAAATTAGATTTAAGAATACGTTCAGCAACGAACACCAATTGAGGTGGAACGATTAGTTTTTGTCCAGTTAATGCTATTGGAATGCTTCTGTCATCAACCGCAGTTGAGATTTGAATCAATAAACTTTCAAGAGAAGTTTCTGATAAATCTGCAGGTGTCGATAATTTATTAGAAGCTGTTCCACCACCGCCTAGTGGGTGATCTGTAGCAAGTAAAGTCTTGCCATCGCCACCTACTGAAGAAGTAGTTGCATTATTAAGGATGTTTGCACCTTTAATTTCTTTAGTATGTTGCATTGATCTTGCTAGTGCACGAGCATACTTAGCACCTAAAGATCCGTACAGACCATCTTCTTCAGCTTCCTCAGTGATTGAGAATGCTAAAGCAATAGTTTCATGTACATATCTTGCAGTGTAACCCTCTTTTCCACTATCGTAAGATATTGCAGCACCTTCAGCTTTAGTTGGTGCAGCTCCGAAGCCGATCATTTGTACATCTTCTTCAAAAGCTTTTAATGATTGCTCAATAGAGTAAATATCTCTCCATTGTTCTGGGTATCTATCATACTCCATAGCAAACACGGTATTTAAACCAAGATTAAGCTGCTTGGTAAACAGCGCCCTATTTAGTGCCATATGTTAATCTCCTTTAATTAAATACCGCTAGAACGTGTGCCGTATAGGTGATTATTAATAACCACTTCTAGTTTAGCATCCGCTCCAACATCGTTATTTGGTTCATCTACAAGTCGTAATATTCTTAAAACTTGAGCAGTTGTGCCTAAAGAAGAAAGATTAGCTTCTTGTTGAGATCCACCAAAAGTTGTTTCACCAGCAGTAAATAATACATTGCAAGTTTCGCCTACGTTAGCATTTGCAAATGTACCAGAACCCTGGACCTCATATGTAATGTTTGGATCATCATATACATAAGCAGTCGCAGCTGTATTAGCTTTAACTGTTGTACTTGCTGTCCAAACTTTGGAGAATTTTACATCTCCAGTACTGTTATCGATGTATTGAACACCATA